CAAAGCAAATCACATGTGGGTCGGACTTACCCCAGGAAAAATTAGTCAAGGCATATGCGAAAACTCTCTCTACGGATAGAGATCCAAAAATTTTCGATAGCCGCATTCGTGACTTAATCCTAAAGTACTCGAAACTTGATGAGTCTGAGATTGTTGAAGTTATCGCGCAGGCGGATACACTTGGTTATTCATGTTCCAAGTATGAGTACAAGTTGATTGAGGAACAAATTCGAAAGTTTGAAGGTACTAATGTACCCTATTTCGGATGGAATCGTAATTTTAAGAAGGCAAAAGACTATCTTCTAGACGAGATGCGCAATAGTCATCTTAAATCCTTAGTGTTCAGTGGAAACTCTGACATTATGGATAGCTTACCGAGGAAAGACACCCATGCTGGAGCTAGTTACTTAGTAACTGGATTACGAAAGAAGGGTGAGTACGCGGGAAGTATCTACTCTGATGTAATAAAAGCAGAGGAGGAGGCTAGACGGAATGGAACTTTTGGACAACCTTTAATGATTGGTACTAGAACTCAGGCTTCTATGCCATTTGACAATAATGGTGTTTACTTAGCTAAATACAAATCAAAGTCAAGATTAGTATCAATGGTTGACATTAAAGTGATTGTTTCGGAGTTACGTTACGCGAAACCGTTCCAACGATATCTTTCGACTTTCGATTGGTATGCCGGTGGGAAGAATGACGCTCAATTGTCCGCACTATTAAATAACTGGAGATACAGTTATAAACATTGGTTATCCATTGATTATTCTGGTTTTGACCAGTCTATTTCAAATTGGTTAATCATGGAAAGTTTCGATATCATCGAGAGTTGTTTCACTCGTGATCCTAACTTCGATGAACTGTTATTTAAGGCAATTAAGCATGACTTCTGTAACAAATATTTCATTGATGGTTCTGGTAAATTAAGATTTTCTAACAAAGGTGTACCTTCCGGATCTATGTTTACTCAAATTATTGATACTTTAGTCAATAGATTGATGATTTTAACATATGTATTCGCAAAAGGTATCGATGTTCGTGATGTGCATATGTGCATCATGGGTGACGATAACATCATTTTTACTAGAGAGGGTGTCTCTAGAGATGACCTTGAAGGGTATCTTAATTCTAACTTTGGTGTCCTTGTGAATGCTAGCAAGTCTAGTGCTGGTACTAGAGATCAAGACCCGGAGTTCCTCTCACGATACTGGTCATATGGTGGGGCTCATAGACACTGGAAACATTTAGTTCTGAATATGTGTTATCCTGAACGCTTTAGAGATTATCTAAGTGGTAAGGCTCATCCTGAACTCGTGTTATATAGTTACATTCTAGCTTATCCTATATCAATGGCAGAAATCATTGATTTACATGATTTCTACTATGATTATCCGAATCTGGAGAATAGACTCAGAGAAGAAGGGGTCCAAGGCTTAACTGGATACGCTGCATATCGTATCAAGTATTTAAGTTAATGACTAATGAGTAACTGTGTGTGCACTTTAAAAGTAGTGTCGTAGCAGCCAAACATGTCAAAAAATTCACCTTAGGGTGGGCAACGTCGAGGTGGAAAC